AAATGAGTGCTGAATCAAATGTACTTTCTGACCTTGGCACACAGTCAGGTAGAGCTATCGCTGAATCAATGGACAGTGAAGTATTCTCATTGTTCACAAACTTCACAGCATCACAAGGTTCAGCCGGTGCTGAAGTCACTGTAGACACAATCCTAAAAGCCGTTGCTACTCTTAGAGTTGCCAAGCTAACAGGACCATTCTACTGTGTACTACATCCAGCAGTGGCATACAACATCAAAAAGCAGTTGACTTATGCACAACAGACCAACATTCCTGCACTTTCAGGCGTTGGTGAAGGCGTTCTTGGTCAATTTGGAATTGGTCAGATTGCAGGTTGTACAATTCTTGAATCAGCACTTATTGCTGTTGATGTCACAGATGATGCAATTGGTGCAGTATTCTCACCAAGTGCTATTGGTCATGCTATGCGTGGTTCAGTTAGTGTTGCAACTCAGTATCAAGCAGCCGCAAGAGCAACTGATCTTGTTCTTACAGGTGTAGCTGGTGCGTCAATCCTACAGAACAACCATGGTGTTAAGATCCTTGGCGATGCAGTAATCAACTAAGGGGCTGAACTATGGCTTTCATTCAACAAGGAACAACTGTTTATAGTTTTGCTGAATACCAAGATGTGGTAGACAGAGACCAACGGTTGTTCGAAGCTAATGAGGGCCTAACTCAAGATGTCATAGAAGATCTACTGATTCGCAGTACCGAAAGAATTCTCGAATTGATAAGAGCCACAGAATGGTGGGCCAGTTACTTTCTCGCAAGAGATACTACTGGTACCGTTATTAACACCAGGGCTGATATTCCAGCACTGAATGCGGCTCTTATCCTTCTTCGCAAGAATGACTTCACAGACTTGTGTGTGTATTATGCATTGTATACCTATATACTGCCTAAGATCGCAAACTTCGGTGAAGAAGCAAACGCAGAAGTCGAGAAGATGGGGTACTACAATCAGAAATATGATAGTCTATTCGATGAGTTAATTAGAGCAGGTGATTGGTACGATTTCAATAATAGTGGAAGCGTAACAAGCAGTGATAAACAACCTGGGATAAGAAACTTAAGGAGAGTTAGATGAGGCAAGACATTCTAGACTATATTGCCAGTGTAATGGTTACTGGATTCAAATTGACTCAGGAATTGCCCTGGGACAAAGATGCAGGACCATTGTATTTGAACAATATGAAGACAGTCTATGTCGACAGTGCTCAGACATCCCAAGACCCTCTATTTGATGTGCTCAACGGTGCTGGTGTTGTGAATGAAACAACCACAATTTCAGCATATGTTGTCACTGATGCAAAGATTGTACCCGCAGGGTACTCGGCCCTTGTTACAGCAATATCAGGTGCAAGATTGGATCCGGCTATTACTGGTTATACACAAAAAACCACAACAGTCGCTACCAGTTTTGAAAATGATGCTCAAGTAACAGAGTTTACATTTAACTTTACTAAAACAATAGTAAACAGTCAATAAGGAAAAAAAACATGGCTTATATCTATCCCGCACCAGGTGTCGCAGGAGTTGAGTTAACACTCACTCTTACATCTGGTCGCACCACACCACTAGCAGGATCAATTTCAGTGCCATCACTGCAAGATGTTACTGTTAATGCTGCCAACGATGTGTTCACTTGGACACAATTGGATGAAACAGCAAAACTACAGGTTGCTACAACCTCAACAAACAGTTTGTCAATGAACTTGGTTCTCGATCAAGACACATTCTTTGGCACAGGCACAGATCCGTTTGAAGTACTTGGTATCTTTGGCTTGTCAAAAGACAAAGAACTGGTTAACTTCTCTTTGTATCTAGGTGATACATCAGGCGGACTTACTGGTAAAACAATTACAGGAAAAGGTTATGTAACTGGTTTGGCACCAACAGTGTCAGCAGATGCCCCAGTTTGGGTGTCACCAATTACAATTACTGTAAGTGAAGAATACACTGTAACCTAACAAAGGATAAAGCAGGGGGCAACCCCTGCTTTACTATATACATGGACCCTATTGACAGATTAAAAGATGAAGAAATAATTGCCACATTGATTGAAGAATCGGCCAAGGCCAACAATGAAATCAAGTGTGCAAGTAAAGATATAGCCAAGGCTCAGAATAGACAGAGCTTTGTGTTATTGTTGCTAAACAGATTGATGGAGAGAAAACATGCAACTAAAAGACCTAGCCAAAGAACCCCAACTGATTAAAATTATCCTGGATGATCCAGATATCCAAAAAGAATTTGGCGAACCTGTTGAATTCTGGACATGGGATCGTCAGCCAATGGCCACTTACCTCAAGATGGCCAATATCTCAACAGAAAATACTGAAGAAATGTTTGCAATCATTCGTGAACTGGTATTAGATGAAGCTGGTGATAAAATCCTAGATGATAAAAACAGCCTGCCCACAATCCTTCTGCTCAAAGTGTTAAACACTGTGGTAGAAAAACTGGGAAAGTAACAGGCAGTCAACTCGAACCCGACAGTCCAGACCTAACTGTTGTGCTCATGCTTGATGCTGTTGCACAACGGTATGGTTGTCTGCCCAGTGAAGTGGTTCGCAACAGCGATACACTTGACTTACATGTCCTGGATATTGCCCGCAGTTGGGAGAACTATCAACGCGAGCAACAGGAAGCAAAGCATAACGGCAAACCAATGGTTCCAGATATACCGGTAAATACCTTGCAAGAGATGATGGAGAGAGTCAAGCGATGACAGTTCGGAAGACCAAAGATACCATGACTCCTAGCTTGACCAAATTAAATCGCACATTGGGCAAACAGATAGCTAAGGTAGCATACAACCATTTCCGCAAGATCACGCCCAAGCGTAGTGGCAACGCTAGAAGAAAAACCATCCTCAAAAAAGAAACAATTGTGTTAGAATATCCTTATGGCAAAAGATTAGACCAGGGATGGAGTAAGCAAGCACGAAAAGGCATGAGTTTACCAACTCTCAAGTACTTGCAAAGCCGAAAAAGGACATTAGTGAGGAAGTAACGGATGGCCGATATAAATTATACCGTTGGTGTTGAAACTGCAAGAGCAAACGCCAACTTAAACCGATTAAAAACCAATATCAAAAGCACAAGTGGTGCATTCGACGGATTGAGAACTGCAATTGCTTCAATTGCATTTGGTGCATTGGTGAGAAACAGTTTGATGCTTGCCGACGCCATGGTTAACATGAGTAAGGCAACAGGAATATCAGTTGCCAATATCACAGCATTCTCACAAGCAATGGCAGCGGCAGGTGGTACTGCTGACAGAGCCAGAGACGGTATCAGTGACCTTACCAGTCGACTAGGTGAAGCCGCACTAGGTAGTGCTGAACTGCAATCAGCATTCGGTCGAGTAGGTGTCAGTCTCAGTGATCTAGCCAATCTAAGCACCGAAGAAGTATTTGAGAAAGCTCTAAGAGGTCTTACTGAAATACCTGACCAGGCACAACGAAGTGCCACAGCATTCAAATTGTTTGGTGAATCATTCAAAGGCATTGACATTGATAAACTCACTGATGGATTTGACAAAAACAAAGCCAGTGCAAATGAACACGCTGAAGCTATTGAATCAGCAGCCGCAGCTCAGACTGCACTAACTGAAAATTTACAAAAGTTTAACCTAGCACTGCTTGAAGTACTTGAGCCATTGAACAAACTTGTTAGTGGTATCAATATTTCAGTTGAAGCATTTGGAAGCCTAATTAAAGTCCTGTTGTCATTGGGTGGTGCATTCCTTGTCTTTGGTAAGATATTGCCAGCACTTAAAAACTTTGGTGGTGCTATCGCTGCCGCAGGTGTCGCTGCCAGTGCGGGCCGAGGACAAATGTTCAAGTTAGCCGGCGGAGTTAAAGCCGTTGGGTTAAATCTAGCAAGGGCCGCTGGTCTAGCCAATAGCAGTAAAAGTAGCTTCACAAGTTTAGGCTTTGCAATCAATGGAGTTTTCAAAACACTATTTAGATTCACTGGTATTGTGGGAATTCTCTATGGAGTTGCTGAAGCAGTCAATGCAATTGTGAGAAGTATAACTGGCTTTGATGCAATGAAAGCAGTCACTGACAAGATAGGTGAAGGCTGGGATTGGGTTAAAGGCAAACTGGGTTTTGCCAAAGAAGAAACTGACAAAGTCACTGATGCTACCAAAGCCACAAAAGTTGCCCAAGATGCATTAACCAATTCAGTAACAGACACTGGTGAAGAAATACGCAAGGTCAAAGACGCCAGCATTGAATTGATCAAAGCTACCCAAGACATGGCCGATGGATTTAGAACTAGCAATCAAGAACTCATTGATGGGCTTCGACTGCAAAATGAAAGAATTGGACTGACTGCTGACGAAGTTCGTTATCAAGAAACAATCAGCAACTTTATTAAACAACACAATTCACAGATGGCCTCACTGAATCAGAAGTTGCGTGATCAAGAAACAATCACAGAAGCAGGCCAAAAAGCCTATGCCGCTATCAAAGAACAGATTGCACTGCTAACACAAGAACATCAAAAACAACTGCCAGTTGTAAAACAGTTAGCAGAAGAATACAAAACAAAAACTGCCGCTGTTGACGCAGCCGCCGAAGCCACAAGGTTGGCAGCAGAAAATGCCAAAGAACTGGCAAGGGCTGTTGAAAGAGCCAGTGAAAGTGCCCGTAACTTTGCTACCAAAATGGCTGACAGCACTCGTGATGCACAAAATGAATTGGCCATGCTCAACATGGGCGAGCTTGAAAAAAGCATATTCAAAATCAAAACAGGTATATCAAGAGATGTAACCAATGAAGTTAGAAGACTACAAGAAGTTATTGCCAAAACTGGAGACCCAGATGGCAAGATAGCCGCATCAATACAAAACATCAAACAGGCCGGTGCTGACGCAATCAATGCACAAAGTGAACTGGCAGCTAGAAGCTATGAATATCAAAGATCATGGAGTTATGGTTGGGAAAAAGCATTCCGAGACTACAAAGATGATGCAACCAATGCAGCCAAAACAGCAGAGAGAGTGTTCTCCAAAGCAACCAAGGGCATGGAAGATGCCATTGTGGGATTTGCCAAGACTGGTAAGTTTGAATGGAGAGACTTTGTAAGTTCAATATTGGAAGAATTGCTTAGAGCACAAATTCAACAACTTATAGCACAGATCTTCGGAAGTGCAAGCCCAAGCAATCTCTTTGGAGGTAGTACTGGGGGTGGCGGAGGCTCAAGCGGAGGCGGATTCAGTCTCGGCAATATATTCAGCGGCATTGGCAATCTATTTGGTGGCTCACAACAACAGGCACCAAGGCCACAAGTGATCAATCCATTCAATCAAAACTATCCACCACAACAGAGCAGTGGCGGATTGAGCAGTATCGTAAGCGGTATTGGCAATGCAGTCAGCAGTATCTTTGGTGGTAGTGGCGGCGGCATTGGCAGCACAATTTCAAATGCAGTCAGTGGAATAGGAAACTTCTTCTCTGGCTTCTTTGCAAATGGTGGCATGATACCTGCTGGTGGATATGGTATTGTTGGAGAAGGGGGTCGCCCAGAAATGGTTAGTGGTCCCGCAATGGTAACACCTTTTGGCAATACCGTGGTCAATTACAATATCAATGCAGTTGATGCACAGAGTTTTGCGGCATTGGTAGCAAGAGATCCAGGATTGATATATGCAGTTACAGAGCAAGGTCGACGCAACCTGGCAACAAGGAGATAGATAGATGAGTTTTCAATGGATATTCGATAATGCAGAAAGCATATCAATAAACTCAAGAGGTGTGGTAGCAAGCACAACCAGTCGCGATGGTACAGTTAGAGCAACATCAAGAGGTGGACAGGTTTGGCGATTCGAAGTCAAACTACCTGATGGTCCCAAGTGGAGCGAATACAGAAGTGAGATTGCAGGTGCTGAAGCATTGGATAGATTTACAACCAGCACAATCAGTTTAAGTGATGCAGGATACACCAACTGGCTGTTGGCCTATCAAGGCGATGCCGCAGACAAGACAGCAATCACAGCAACTTGGACCACAGGCAACACTATTACACTAACAGGCGGGCAAGCCACATCAGGATACAACTTTCGTGCAGGCGATGTCATCCAGTTAGGATCAGCAGGAAGCTGTTACACAGTGAGTGCTGATGTAGTTTACACCAACAACATTGTCACACTGAACAGACCTATTCGAGATGCAGCCGGTTCGGCAACATTGGCAGTTGCAGAAGATTGTGTGTGGACAGTTATTTGTACACAGTTCCCAGACTGGAATATATTTGCCAGAGATCAAATAAGTTGGAGTGGACCATTTGTATTCTATGAGAGTTTGGTATAATGGCATACGACAATCAAGTAGCAATTCAAAGTCATACCTTTATTGAAATAGTGGTCAATCCCACATTGACACTTACATTCTCTGACTATTTCAAAGACTACACCATTGACACCATCAACTTCACAGGCTTGGGTAGCCTAATGAGCATTACCAATCAGGCCAGTGAGATTCGTGCCAGTGGCAAAGAGATTATTATCACAGTGAGTGGCATTCCGGACAGTTCAATGCAGAGTGTGCTCAGCACAGACTATAGAGGCAGTGCAGTAAAAGTTTACAGAGGTGTATTTGATGTAACCACAGGCGAACTTGTGGTAACACCAGGAGTGACCAATCCAGTACAGGCATTCAGAGGAATGGTAACCAACTGGGGCATCACTGAAGATCACGACCATCCAAGTTTGAGCAGTAGCAACACCATTGTTTACACTGTGGCCAGCGAAGTAGGTTTGCTCAACAACAAGGTTACAGGTAGAAGAACCAATCCCACAGATCAAAGAAAGTTCTATCCCACAGATCCCAGTATGGACCGAGTGCCAAACTTGATGCGTACAAACTTTAACTTTGGAGCACCATCATGAGTTGGTTGGATGACATTGTCAGCGGTGCTGGCAGTTTAATTAAAAGTGTAGGTGGCTTTCTTGGAGGCAACAGCATTGGATCAAGTGTTGCAAAAGTAGCATTGATGGGCTATGCCCTAAACAAAGTTACTTCAATGGCCAGAAAAGAAAATGATGCAGCCAGAGCCGCTATTCAAACCACAATGGTTGATCCAGGAACACAGATACAGGTACAACCAGACACTGAACATAGACTGCCAGTGTTGTATGGCACTGCTACCTTTGGTGGTGTTATCACAGATGCTTGGCTAACAGACAACAACCAGACCATGTACTTTGTGGTCAGTCTAGCGGAACAAACAGGCAACCTGTTGAGCACCAGTTCAGCAAGTTCATATGTGTTCAACGACATCTATTACAATGATCAAAGACTGGTATTTCAAACTGGTGGTACAGTGGCTGATTACAGCATTGACAGAGATGGTAACAGAGATGAATCAGTTAGAGATCTAGTTGAAGTATACTGCTTTGCTGGCAATTCCACTTCACCTGTTGTTCCTGAATATTACACCAATCCATCATTGAACAACGCATATGATATCATGCCCAACTGGGGGTCAACATACACCATGAGCAACACACTGTTTGCCATTGTAAAAGTAACATACAGTCGTGACAAAGGTGTCACTGGATTGCCCACAATGATGTTTACCATTACCAATTCAATGAAACTACCAGGCGATTGTTTGTATGATTACATGACCAACAGCCGCTATGGAGCGGGAATAGACAGTGCAAACATAGGAGCAAGCTGATGAGTCTATCAGCTCTCAACACCTATAGCAGTAGCAGTGTTACATTTGATACCACAGACCTAGATATATCAATTGATCAAAATGTGGCATTCAATGTACCTTACATAACCTATGACCTAGCCAAATCAATTGGCTCTAGTGCAACTGCTGGTGCACTGATAGACATCACACATCCAAACTGCACCATATCATTTCCAAATGTTGGACAAGCAACCAACACACTCACAGTCACAGTGGTATCACCAACTAACACAACTATATCAGGTATGAAAACATTTCAAGA